TTTCATTTTCTTTTTTACGCTCTACATTTGTTTCAACAGATTTCTTATTTAACATTTTTTGTAATTCAGCTGTTGACCCTACAAACAATGCGTTTTTAATATTGGCATTTGCTGTTTTAGGTAACTCTTTTAAATCTTTAAGTTTTTTTTGTAAGTCTTGTAGTTTATCTACAGTTTGTCCTACTTGTCCTATTAATTGACCAGCGACTTCATATGCTCTAGGGTGTTGACCCTCTCTCGCTATATCTAATATACCTTCAATCGCTTCTTGTCCTCTTTCAATTAAATTATAGTAATTTTCTCTACTATATTTGTAATCATTATCAACATCAGCTTTCTTATCATCTTCTCTACGAGGTACTGCTGGTTTAAATTCTTGTTTTACAATTTCTTTACTAGGTTCCTTTGGCTCTATACCTAATATTTCATTTACTTGTTTTTCTAATTTACTCATATTACTATTTATTATATCACATTATAGTTAATAATACATCTAACATTATGTTCAGGTTGGCAACTTGTATGCCAATGTTTACCATTAAATAAAACAACTCTACCAGCTTTTGGTGCAACCCTTTTCTTTTCTATCAAGTCTTTCTTTAAAGGTATATTATCATAACTATCAAATTTGTTTTCATATATTATTGTATCTCCGTCACTATTATTCACATAATATAAAACAACCATATGATCTACGTCAGCATCAACGTGTGGAGCATCTATACTTCTATCTTTTAAGTTTAGTGGTAATTGTAAAAATGAACGACCTTGTAAACAATCTTTTCTCTTAAAGTTTATTTTCTTACAAGCGGCATCAACTATGATACACATTTCAGTGTGCCACTCATGTATTTTTTCTGGGTCGGTTATAAAACGATAATTGAAACCAGGTCTTTGTTGTTTATTATCAGGGTTAGTGACATCTGGTATGAACTGCCATCTAATATTTTTAAAGATTATGTTTTGGATTTCTTTTTGAGCTTTAGAGTCAATAATATTATCAAATATATAAATGTCATCAATCATAATATAATATTTAGATAGGTTAGTATCTTACAAGTACAATACCTTTACCACCTGTACCACCTTGTCTGCAACCTGCGTTTTGAGAGGCACTTCCTCCCGCACCGCCACCTTTATTTGCTTGACCTGACTGACCATTACCACCTGGATAATCACCACCATTACCTGCACCACCTTGACCACCAGAAGATGAGCTCATTCCTGCTCCACCTCCACCAGCGTAGTAAACTGAAGTAGTACCATCAGCGATTGTGTATGCTTTACCTACACCACCGTTTCCACCATTATTACCACCAACAGCACCAGCGCCACCTCCGCCTCCAGCAGCTGGAGTACCTGTACTCTGGTGAGAATAAGCAGCAGCTGTTCCACCATTATTACCAAAACCATAAGCGCCAGAGTTACCTGGTTGAGTTGGTTGAGTTGCTTGACCTGAACCTGTTGTACCTAAATTAGTTCCTCCTCCACCACCAGAACCTCCTGCTCCACAATCTGCTGGTACATAAGAAACGACACCACCTCCACCACCTTTAGCAGTTAACACTCCACCTTGTCCTAACCCTGGGCTTGGTGAAGCACCAAATACTGAATCTTGTCCTGTAAGACCACCACCTGAAGGCATTGGTTGACTTCCTCCACCATCACCTACTGTAACTGCAACTGTTCCACCTGGTGTAAGTGGATAAGCAGGGAAGAATATTAGTCCGCCCGCACCACCGCCACCTCCAGCAGTTCTATAAGTTTGACCAGCGCCACCTCCGCCACCACCTGCGACTACAAGTACATCTGCTTGTGTTGTGCCTGATGGAACACTAAACGTTCCAGATGAAGTAAACGATTGAGTAACTGGTAGGTTAATTGTAATTGCGAATGCTCTCGAAGTTGTATTAGACGCAGCGTCAACTGCTCTCAATACAAAGTTAAATGTAGTTACCTCTGATACAGATGTATTTGTACCTGAGATTATAGCAGTTCCACCCTCTGCTGCTGTATTTGTAAGTGTAAACCCTGGAGGTAATGAACCTGATTGTATTTCAAATGTTACATTACCAGCCGAATCTGGATCAGTTGCATTTACTGAATAAGATGCAGCGATATTAACTTTATTTGTTCCTAAAGAACCTGATGCTGTTGTAAATACAGGTGATGCGTCAACATTAATTTGATTTGTTAATAATGATGCGATACCCTCACCATTTGTGACTTGTACATCATATGGCTCTTGAGCTTGTTCTAAACTTGAAAACGCAATTGTTGCTGTAATTGAAGTGGCACTCGCTCTAGTGACTGTATCAAACTCTTGTACTTTACCTGTGTTACCAATTAATCTAGCAGATGAACCTGCAGTAAAACCTGTACCAGTAATCGTAAAACTAATAGTTGGTCCATCTACTTCTCTTGCGTTTGTAGGTGAGACAGCAGTAACTGTAGGCCCTTGTTGTTTTAAATTACTTCTTAATATTTTTTTAAGAGAAGATGATGATGTGTCAAATATGATCGCAAAGTCAGCATCATTCGCTGTTTCTGATAACTCTGTTTGACCCGTGATCGCAGTTTTATTTAACTCAGTATTTGTAACTGAACCTGCAGCGAGTTTATCACTATTTACTGCGTCATCTGTAATTGAATTTGTTTTTATTTTGTTAAGTGCCATAATTCTCTCTTACTATTTATACTATTTATCTCGCTGTGACAGGTGTTCCTGTGCTAGATACAAAAGGGTGCTCAGCAAACGCCCAGTAGATATAAGTCTCATTATCTAAATTTAATTCGCCATTTGAAGTCTTTATTTTTACACCATTAGAAAGTATATCCATATTTTTTCCTGTAAAACCACTTTCAGCACCATTATCATTAGCAAGTAATGGTAAAGTATTTGAAGTACCATTTACATTTCTTTCTGTGTCATACATAGACCAATCCTCTGTTCCACTTGATTTTTTTATCACAATAAAAGCCGGCCGAAATCCTAGGTGCACAAACGGCCCATCAGCATTTCCATTGCCCTCATAGCTTCCGAATTTGCTAAAGCCTTTTTTCTCTGCAAAGCAGTAGGCTATAAAGGTACTAGTGTTTTGATTAACTGACCCAGATGTACCAACAGTAAAAACTGTAGATGTTGGTGCAGTATCATTCCAAACTCCAGCAGCGTCATCTGTTGCATCGGTTGTGTTAAAATGTAAATTATCTGTTTCAGGTGCAGCTGTATTTTTATGATGATAAACCATCCAATTATAACCTGTGTCATTTCTTATTTTAACTGCATACATAGCGGGGGTTGCACCTAGTCCGTGGCCAATAGTGGCATTTGACCCTGTTCCTGTGTAAGATATAATACTAATTCCAGCGGTAGTGTTAGCAGATACAAGTGATTGAGTACTGCCCGCAAAATTTGATGAGCCATGAGTAGAATTTGTATTTGCTTGTCCACCCATACCAGCATGAATTGAGCATTGATAATATAAAGTTGGCGCAGATGCGGCCACTGTAATTATAGTCTTTGCCCCTGCATTACCAGGAGTACCTGATGTTGTTACTCCTGTCGTGTATTCTCCACCTGTTTTATCTGCAGCAGTGTAAAATCTTAATGGGTGTCCATCATTAGAGGCATCTGATTGATCGAATGTATAAGTACCACCTTCTTGTAAATCTAAAGTAACAGCACTTGTACCAAAATCATCAAATCTATATTTGTTACCACTATCATCTACAACTTTTACCGTATAAGTTTGTGTAGGTGCTGTTCCACCTGCGAGCCAACACCATTGAACTGCTGTTTCACTACTTCCATTTCCAGCACCACCCGCACCTGCTGCTATTGTAAATCCATCAGTATCAAAACTAGAATAGTAATCTGTTGAAGTAAATTCAGCACCTGTTTGATTTGATTCCAACCCTTTTGTCACTCCTAATACACTATTAAAGAGAGTGGGATGGCCAGAGCCATCTCTACGCTTTCCCCAAATCCAATCTGGTTGAAATCCAACGCCTGTGACAGCTTGTGAACTACCTGTACCAGTTGTTAATACTGCGTTAAAGTGATCTTCGCCTTTATTAATTGTTGTATATGCCATAGTTATATCCTATCCGAATTCTGCTAAATTCTTTGTGTTGAGCGCATAGTAACCACTAGGAACAGCATACTCAAACGAGCCGTAGCCATTTCCATCTGAATTACTTGATGATATTGAATAAGCTGGAGCACCAAAATTAAAAAACCAACCAGTAGCATTACTATAAACCCTACCACCAAAAAAATATTCTCCAGCAGTTATAGATAAAGCAGTGGCAGTTATAATCGTGCCATTTTTATAAAAATGAAGCTCGTTGTCATCTAAATTTACACGAACTCCTATTATATCGCCATCTGTATAACTTGCTAAACCAGTTGTTGAAGCAGAACCATTTGTTCCTATACTTCCGTTTTCATTGTAAAAATAACTATCACTTGTACTACCTAACCAACTTCCATTTGTTTGAAGAGCACTATCTGTTTTAACTATCCCAATTGTAGCATAGTTATCACCAGCAACGTCTGCCTTTGCTTCGAAATACCATTTACCACTTGAAACAGCCATTGTACTAACATAATTGTTTTCTCCGTTACCAGTATTTAAACCTTTTAACATTCCCTCTGATATTGATTCGTTTGCGTTTAATCCAGCATATAGAGGATTAATAGTAGGATATACATTTTGAGGCGTATCCTCTGACTTATCTAAACTTGTTAAATTATTTTCTGTAAAATCATTTCCATTTCCTGACTCGTCATCACCTAAATCTGATGCATCAGCAAAATCTAATCTAAAGCCATTATTTCCGTAGGTTAAACCTGAAGGATTTTTAGGCACCCAAACACCATTACTGTCTGTCTCTCCGAATGAAGTAGGTGTGAGCGCAGTGCCATCAATAAAATTAAAATCAGAAAGATAACCTCCGAACGTTGGTTGTGAGCCATAGTTTTGTTTTCCGATTGATACTGCCGCATTTTTATTTAAAAAAGGTTCTTCATTTTGTGCTGGGTAATTTGCCGTAGATAAATCTGTTATTTGAGAACCATTTACATACAGTTTTACTCTATTAGTAGATGTTCCTTGCGTTGTATCTACGGCTGCTACGAAATGGTACCAAGCTGATGGGTCTCTAAATTTTTGTGTTGTTTGTAACTGCCAATTTGTATCTGATGCATGGTCATGTCTAAATTGTATAGTTTCATTTGAGGTATATCTAAAAAAAGTTTCATTTGAACCATCAGTTCCTCCAGCCATTATTTCTTGTCCGTTTCCAGCAGGGTCTTCTATAAGTTTTGCCCAAAAACTCATAGTAAATATTTTTGCGTTAGTAGGTGTTCCTAATGTTCTTGTTAAACTATCAGAACTAGCAATATTAAATCTAGCACTATTCATAGAGAAATTATTTACTGTTATTGAGAATGCTCTACTTACTGTATTACTAGCACTATCAAATGCTCTCAATGTAAAGTTTGAAGTTGTATCTGATGAAACCGCAGAGGCAGTTCCTGTAATTCTACAACTATCGCCTGATTGATTTACTAAAGATAAACCCGCAGGTAAACTACCTGATTGTATTTCAAAAGTCACCGCACTTGATGAATCTGGATCTCTCGCAATCACTTCTATATCAACTGCATCTCCCTCAGTGACTGTTCCTAAAGAACCAGCACTTGTCACAAAGACTGGAGTAGTGTCAATACTAATTTGATTAGCACCTATGACAGATAAACCCTCACCATTGATAACTTGTACATCATATGGTGATTGGGCAACTAATAAACTTGATCTAGCGATTGTACCAGTTATTGATGTGGCACTCGCTCTAGTTACGCTATCAAAGTTTAATCTAACACCTGTATTACTAATTAATCTTGCGTTTGTACCTGCAGTAAAACCTGTACCTGTAATTGTAAATGTAATATTACCACCATCTACTGTTTGTGATGATGTGGGTGAAACACTAGTATAAGTAGGAAAATCGAAAGCTGTTGTACGACTTTTATCTATTTTTTTCAACGCATCAGCACTAGCGTCATATATAAGTAATTCATCATTATCAGCAACTTCAGTTAATTCTGTTAAACCTGATATGATTGTTTTATTAATAGTAGTATTATCTACTGAGCCAGCTGCTATTTTAGGTTCTGTAACAGCGTCATCTTCTACTATATTTCTAACTATTTTATCTATTGCCATATCTTTATTTATTCGTCACTATCCGTTGTTGTATTATACTTTTTACCATCTGAGTGATCTGTAATTGTTGTTGTAAACCCAAAATCATCATCAGCGTCAGCCGTTGTAGGATTAGGAGTAATTACTATTCTCATTTCTCTCGCTTTATTTGTAGTGTCAGTATCTGTATATAAATCAGATTGAGTTTCTTTGATAACTTTTTGAGTTGACGCAGGGCCAAATAGATAAGTCTTCGCAGTAAACCCTAATGTATAAATTACTGCTCTTCTACTTTCAAAATTACCAGAATAAGTGTCTTCATAACTCACACTATTTAAAACAATGGGTATATCTCTTTTAATATTCAATTCAGGTATCGCATTGACAGTCACCGTGAAATCTGGTTGAAAGAAGGGTAGTATTTGTTCTATAATTTGTAATCCTGCCTCAGCACTGGCTGTAAAGGAATAAAGATTATATGACACATTGTAAGGAACAGGAGTATAATTAAAGTTTAATACCTTTCCATCTTTACCAGATTTCACTGTCTTATATTTTTGAACTCGGGTTAATTTTCTACTCGGGTCGTATGATATACCAGATATTTCAAAACTCATACGAGGTAAAGTTATTGAAAACTCTCTATCTTGTAAACTTGCTTGTTGATCTAATCTCGCTAAAAACTTTTCTTTTGGTGCATAGGCTAGTGGTACCTTAATTGATTGTACAACTTCGCCACTAGAGTTTTTTCTTTTGATTTGTATATTATTAAAGATTTGACCAAACCCTATGGTCATTCTTCTCATACTCTCGTTATAAAAATATGTTCCAAACATTAAAAGTCAACCTCTCCAAATGGGTTACGTTCTGTAAAGTCTAATATATCATCTGTTGTAGAAGATGTATCAAACCCTGCCTGATTATCTAAATCATTATTTTGAGCATAAGTTGATTGAGTTTGTAAATCGTAAGTCTCTAATAATAGATAATTACTATCACCACTTGCACTATCGTTTTCTAATTTTAACGATCCAACTTCATTCTCTAAAGTAAATTGATGAGCCAGTTGATCTAAACTATATTGATCTTCAGCACTATCAATCTCATTAAGACCTGTATCAATTTGTTCTGAACTATATTCCCATCTAGTACATACTAGTTTGTAAACTGGTAGTTGACCTAGTTGAAAGAATGGCTCTTGATCTTGTACAAATTGTATCTCAAAAAAACTATTCATCAAAGGCATATAAATTATATCGCCTTCGTTTGGTCTACCCTCTTTAACTAAAGTAGCCTTTTCATCTACTGCTTGATTAAATCTTCTTTTAGAGATCATAAAGGTAGTATCTTCTCTAATCTCTAAACCAAACTTATTAATAATCTCTTGTTCGCCTGCGAAACCTTCAGTTGTTTCCATATACGCTTCAAGTAAAAGCGCAGATGAAAATTTAGACAACATATCTTCGCCTAAAATTAAATCTCTATTTACAAGTGTTCTTGGTAAGTAATAAACATCTTGGCCATATATCTTTAGGCCTTCTATAATTAAATCTTCGTAAAGTCTTTTTTCGGCTGTATTACCTATGCCCTTACCATCTTGGAAATAGTGATTAACTGGCATGGCATTATCCTATCATTAGAGCTGGGTTTAATTCGTATGTTGTTCTTAATTCTGTTTCTAACTTTTCTATATCAGATAAAGCTTCTGAATAAATTTGTTGTCCATTTAAAGTGACGCCACCTAACATAGCGACACCATTGAATTTAGATAAGTTTGCGCCCCATTGTTTTTTAAATAACGCAGTGACATATCTTTTTAAAAATACATCATTGTTTACATCAGTAAAAGTCGCTGGGTCTAATTTTCTATAACACTCTATAACAAGAAACTCACCTACTTGTAAATCTTCTTTCCAATCCATATCAACATATAATCTATTATCCATTTGATTAAATCTTAAAGGTTTTTCACCTACTAGTATGTGATCTAAAAAATCTAAATGTCTTAATACTATATCATAGTTTATTACAGATGTAGAAGAAAAATCATAAAGGTCATTTAGTCTTAATTGATACCTTACGTCAAATAAGTTTAGATTACCTTTATTAGAAAACGGAAATATGTTAATTACAGATATTACTGATTCAGGCACAACTATAAAATTTTGACCCTCTTTGAAAGTTGAAGTCACACCATTTTTAGTCACTACTTCATCTGACCCATCAACAGTCATTCTTGCCTTGTCAGCTTCTGTGTATTGATATTTTAAATATGTTCTACGAATACCATCATAATGATATTGTGCGTAGTATTGAAACGCCTCGTCTAATCTATCTTCTAGTTGGTCATCATCAACATTTATATCAATTACAGGTTTCCCTAACGCTCTCAAAGCGTATTGTTTTAATGCCTCTCTACTACTTGGTGTTGCCATTTTATTCCCTTACTTATATTTATAATCTATCCAAGTGCGACTGCTTGAGCGATAGCAAACGATTTCGCTGCCTTATTATCTAATTGTGTTTGAATAGCACTAGTCACTCCAACAGAGTGATTTAATTGTGTCGCTGTCGCTGTGACTGCCACATCTTCATTAATTTTTGGATTAGTTAAAGTTTTGTTTGTAAATGTTTGTGTACCCGTTAATGTGGCCACTGTACTATCTATCGCTACTGTTAATGTGTTTCCTGATCCAGCAGTATCAATACCTGTACCACCAGCGATGTCTAATGTTTCACTATCTAAATCAATTGATAGAGCGCCACCAGAATCACCTTGAAAATCTAAATCTTGTGCCGTCACTTGCGAATCTACATATGCCTTAATAGATTGTTGAGTTGCCAAATGACTAGCAGAATCAGATGTCATATCATCTTCATCTTTTATAGATGTACCTGAAATAGTGCCATTCAATACAGCACTAGTTAAAGTTTTATTTGTCAACGTGTCAGATGATGTTTCTGTTACAATAGAACCATCTGTAGCAAATGATACTTTATTATCTGTCACTGTAGTTGTTATACCAGAACCACCTTCAAATATTATTGTCTCTCCTAATGCAACTGCGTCTTGCGTTGAACTATCATCTTGTATTGTAATTGTTGAATTAGTAATCATTGTATTTGATACAGTATTAGTATCACCTGTACCAATCAAAGTACCAGTTGCGATAGGTAAAGTCAATACTGCTGAACTACCGGCAGAGTGTGGTTGTGCTTGTAAAGTTTGTGCGTGTGCATTACTAACTTCACAATAGAATTTAATTTTAGATACAGCGCCTGTTCCTGTTCTAATATCAATTAAACCATCTGATACACTAACACCACCTGAAGTACCATTACCATCCATGATAACTTTACCAGTACCATGAGGTAATAAATCAATATTACCATTTGATAATGTGATGATGTCATTACCATTCATATCTAAATTACCACCTAGACT